ATCATCAATACCTTGTGGTTGCAACTCAATAGCAGGTTTACGCATTACATTATCCTTTATATAAATATATGTAGGGAAGGGCGGGCAGCGCCACTTCCCCACATATATGTTTTAATTATGCTCGGTAAATTGAAACCGTGTTTGCGGCAGTGAACACTGCAACATAGGTAGCAGATGACGCTGCTGCAACCGAAAAGGTTGCTGCAACACCAACAAGCGTTACACCAGAAGCACCAGCAGTTACCACGATTGGGTGGGTTGCTGCGGCGGCATTGACAACGGTGAATTGGAAACTTGAACCAACACCCTCATCTGTGAACGCTGCACCAAGTTCCGCACCAGTTGGTGTGGTCAAGGTACGGCTTGCCGTTGGGGTCATTGTGTACAGTGTGCGTGCTGCACCAGCAAGAGTCGCTGCTGTTTGTACGGTTGCTGCGTCAGTTGCTGCAACTACTGTTACCAACTCTTCCTTGGCTACCCAAGCGGCGAGTCGTGTACGGTCAATTGCACCATTGTCGTTTGATTTTAGTGGCATTTTTTTTCCTTTAGTTAAATTTTGTTTATATTAATAATTGTGGGGGCTTTCGCCCCCACTATTACATTTGTTACTAGGCGGTCTTAGCCGTCAGTTTGCCCTGCTTGGAACGGTTACGGCAAGTCAAGTTACCGTAGCACATGATAAGCGCATAACGAGCATCCAAGTCTTCTGGACGAACGAAAGCAGTTTGGGTAAACCATTTGCCAGAGTGTCCAACCAAGGTCAGATACTTGCTGTTAATGAAGAACATTGTTCCTGCTGGAGCAGCGGCATCATAAACAACTGGAGCAGCCTTGAACAACAAGTTCTGGAAACCAGAATCCGCTGTCTTGGTGTCGGTGTAACGCAACTGTGGTTGCAACAAACCTTCATACTTTTCAAACAAGGTTTGGCTTGTAAGAACCATGTCTGGGTGGTCGTTACCAACAGAAATGCTGTTGTATGCGGTAGCCATTTGAGCAAGAGTCAACGCTGTTGCGGTGTTCTCCTCGTATGAACGCCAGTATTCGTTGCCAGCAGTAGCGGAGTTAATTCCACCAACAGTGTTACCTGATTCAATCAAGTTTCCAAGACCGTTCCAGTCCTTGCTACTGTTTCCAGTACCATCGGAATAGAACATTGCGTTGAAACCTTCACGCATAGACTCTTCAGCCTGCATGATTTTGGCTTCCAACAGGTTAATGATTTCCTGTTCGCCGTTGTTCTTGGCTTCTTCAATACCGCTAATTGCGATAGAAGCAGCGTACTGCTTCCATTCGTATTCGGCAGCCGTGATGCCAGTTTGTGCGGTCAAAGCAATTGAATCGTAACCTGAGTACGAAGCAACCGTGGTGTTCTGACCGTAGATGAGTGGTTCAACAATTTTCGTGCCACCGTTAAGCATACGAATACGACCTTTTTGCATAAGGTGGTTCGTAAGAACGCGGTCCGAAAATACGTTGTCCGTGAGTTGGTCACGGTAATTTGCGAGAGTTGTTGATAGCAACAAATCAAAGTTTGGGTTAGACATTATTTTCCTTTTAGAAAACTAGGGGGGTTGTTAATTAGTTTGCACCCATTTGACGCTTAGCCTCTGCCCAAGCCTCAGCAACAGAAGTAATAGGGGTAAAAGTTTCACTAGTTGTAGTGGCGGTAGCGGATGAGCCACCATTAACCACACTTGCTACCCGCTTAGACTGCATAACAGATTTTTCTATTTCTGCTCGTCTTTGCTGACCAAGTTCTTCTAGTTCTCTTTGAGCCATCATTTTATCAAATGCTAACTGCTTGTAAGTGCCTTCCAAATCGGTTGTTCCACGCTGGATTGCCAGCGTCACAACTTCTTTGACATCAAAATCACCGTACTTAGATTGCAAACCCTGAATTTCACGCTCAATTAATTGTTGATTCTGGGCTTCCTCAAACTGTGCTATTCGTTTATCTAGTTCACGGTACTTTTGTTCCGTGGGGTCTAGATACTCTGGTTCTACATCTTGAACCATTTCCGCAGCAGCCTTTCGGCTGATACCATAATGGGAAGAAAGCATATCAATAGTTTTGGCAGGGTCAGACTCCAAAGCCGCTGAAAGCGCTGTAGCAAATTGAACTTCTTCTCTTTGCTGACTTAACTCTTGCGTTTTTCGGGTATAATCTGCTTGGCGTTGATAACCAGCAATAGCCTCAGATAAAGGAACTTGCAATTCCTCACCATCAAGTTTAATTGGTACACGATAATTCGCGTACTCATCTAATTCCAAGATGGGTGTATCGGGTGCTTCGGTATAATAATCGTTATATTCGTCTGCGAATTCAGTTGACCCAGTATCGGGTTCCATTTCGGCAAACTCTGCGAGTTCCTCACTCATTATTTTTTCTCCTAGAGTCCTATAATGGTTGCTCTATATATAAACTGGGCGTTCCCTAAGCAGGTGGCGCACCCTGTCCTTGCTGTAGCATCGCAACAATCTCAGGTGGCAAAGATGACTCAGGACCCGCTGGAGAGCCTCCAGCGGCTTGTGGAGCCGTCTGAGGGGATTGTGGTGGCATACCCATCTCACCCTCAGCAGGGACAGGAGGGGGTGGTGCTTGTAGGAACTCGTCAGGGTTTTTGACCCCGAAACCAAACTGTAGCACATATGCCGCAAGTTTTTGCATATTAACAATTCCAGCACCAGCAAATGGTGACATAGCATCAACCATTTGCAAAGCCATCTGGCGTTTAAAAGATTCGTTATGTGGTTGAGTTGAACCAGCAGCAACTTCAAAGTCAAAGTCACCAGCCAAATAATCTCGGTCAAAAGTAACCCACATTGGTTCACCGTCTTTGCCAGTTACACGAGCAACTTGTTCACCAGTCATATACTGTTGAGCCAAAGCCATCATTCTACGACCAACTTCAGCAATAGCCTGTTCAACTACAGCCAACTTATCTGAGGTGCGAGCGTTAGCAGCATCTTGTAGCAAAGACGACTCTGTTGCTGTACGGCGAATTTCAGAAACAGCACCACGCTGAAACTCTGACACACCAGAAATACGGTCAATGTCACCAATAATCATATTGGACTGATTATAAAACTCTGGTGGGTTAATTACTGCTGGGAAAGCAGTAACAACACCAGCGATTGGTTCATCAGACATAACAGGAACCATAACATTATCGTCATCTGATTCTAGGGCTGAACGACCAAGTTGGTCAAAAGCAGATTCCTTATACAGATATTTGCGACTAAACTTTTTACGATGATTCATCATCTGGCTACGGGTTTCATTAAGTTCCCGTTGCAAAGGTTCAATTGATTCTAGGTCACCAATAGGGTAAAACATGTCTGGAACATCATAGTTGCGCAACATAACAAATGGTTGCCCAAATGAATAAGGCATTTTGGTTGGTTTGACCAGAAACTGGTCTGATGTTTCACAAAAAATAGACATGCTTCCGTTAGCAATGTCGTAATATTCCCAAATTTCTGCGTAACCCATATTTTTGTCGTGTACCTTTTTACGGCTTGGGTCATCAGAGTATTTACTTACGGCAACAACCTGAACTTTTTCTCGTGCCGACTTGATGTAACGCTTATCGTTTTTGATTTCGTTGATTGGTCGGCGGATACGCTGAGCAATCCATTTGATGTCCCTCATACTTGTGGCATCTGGGTCAACAAAAACATCGTGAACAGATACCCGTTCAGCAAACGGTGTGTCCTCACGAATAACGGTATTTGTTGTTGACTCTCCGCCTTCAACATCATCCGAATATTCTTCATCGGTGTCAATTGATTCTTCTTCAACGAAACGGTAACCTACTTTAATCCAACCATGACCAAAAGAAAGCATGTCTTTAACTGAACGCCTGAACTCTGAGCGAACATCCCGTTTTTTCCACCAATAGTTTACAACAGCCTCAGCAATAACAGCGTTGGCAGCGTTTTTTGAATCTACAGCATTGACAGTTATCTTAGGGTAGTTTACAGATATGCTTGGTGAAATAACATTGATAGTGGAGAAAGCAATGTTGACCAACATTTGGTCCTCAGCCTTGTAGTCGTCAAAATGACGACCACGATACATGTCTCTTAGCCGTTGCCAAGTCCCATCATAGCCATCGTCTTTGCGCCATTTACGACTGGCTTCAACACTCATTTTCATTTTCTTCAAATAGTCGGCAGATGATTTCCTAGCCATTATTTATTCTCTTTTCCATCATGCCAACCAATATGGTTGTCCAATTTAGTAGCAACTTTATCAACTTTGTTTCCTATGAGTTTCAGTAGGATTCTGGCTTCCGCATGTTGGTCGGTATTTTCTTTGCGAAGTTTTTGTAATACCACAACGACTGGTCCCATGATGATTGCGACAATGATTGGGACCCATACGGATGAAAACATGACTCATTACATCCAGTTCGTAACTGGCTCTGCGGTAATGCCATTAATTTTAGCCTGTTCCACAGTTTGACGCTGACGCTCACGAATAGTAGGACCGTGAAAATCTTCTTGACCGTAAGTGAACCCAAGACGAACTCCTTTAATGTGACATTTAAAACAAATAGAGCCGCGATGGGGCATTTGTTCCGAAAAGAACAATTTTTGGCAAGTTTCACACAATAATTCCATCATAATAAGATTGTGCGTTCCCTATTGTAGAAAAGGTGTCCTTTGCCGAACATTATGTGCCCCAATAAAGGTTTTACCGATAGGTTTTTCGTCATAAATGTGCTGTTCCCACCAAAGCAAACTGTTTTGTGGAGGTGGAGCATCCTGACGATACTCAGGCAACCAAACATATTTCAACATTTGGTTACAAATAGCCAACGAAATAACCCTGTCATCATGCGGGCTACCCGTTGTACGACCATTTTCTTTGCGGACAAAGGTCCGCAATTCCGCAATAGTTAAACGGTCATAAACCTCAATGTCGTTATCACGCAAAGCAGCAGATAACTCGTCAATCATCAACGGTTTACTAGTAGCACTGGTTCTCCAACCCAAAATTTCTGTTGCCTCAGGACGAACACGAGCCAATTTTCGTTGTCTAAACAGGTTTTTGTAACCATGTTTTTGAGCAGCCTTAAGAGTAGTCAAACCGTGGTTGTTATTTTCAATACCCAACAAAGCATTATTGTACCACCAACCCAATTCCGCTAATAAGTCACCAAACAAGTCTGGTTCAATACGACCATGCCAAGTTGCAACAACCATACCACTGTTAGCCTCAATAATGTGGGCAGAACTAAAGTCACCATAAGATAAACCTTCAGCGACATCGGCTCCAATAACATAAACCGATTCCACTCTAGGGAAATCCCAAACCATCATCTCACCCTCGGGCGTATGTCTAAACTCACCATTACCATCAGAATACAAATGATAGTATCCACGGCTAGGTTCAACCAAAGTCATATCATCCAACATTTGTGTATCAAAAACTGGGTTACCAGATTTGATAAATGCTTCCTCGGCGTATGTTGGGTACTCTTGATGCAACTGCCAAGGGTTCATGTTTTTGGCTTTTGAATCATACCAATCTTGTCCACGCTCACCATCAGCAGACCACGGAAAAAAGATTCCTTTAAATTTGTTGGCACCCGTTTGGGAGCCAACCCATAACTGGTGATAAAAGTTTCCTGAACCGTTAGCGGTGGACAAGCCAATCACACGACCGCCGACATCGGCTACAGGTTCAATAGAAGCCCACGCTTCCTCAGCATTAGGCAAAAACGCCCATTCGTCCACAATAACCAAATATACAGACTCACCACGAGCAGGGTCATTACTGGAAGGTAATGACTCAATCGCAGATTCGTTATCAAAAACCATTTTTAGTTGATGTTCCGTAACCTGTTTTGGTCCCCTTTCACGCATCCATAATGGCAAAAATCTGTAACCATATTTTGCTTTACCAAGTAACTTAACTGATTCTCGTTCCGTACGACTTAACATAACAATAAAACGGTCATTAACAAAATATGCTAACCAAAAAGCATATGCGGCTGCTAATGTGGAAAACCCAATCTGTCTAGCCTTAAGAACAATACTGTATCGTTCACTCATCCAAACCTTAATGGTTTCAATTTGTGCGTTACGCAACTCTAAGTTTATACGACCCTTTTCTGGGTGTTTAATAAACCAATAATTAGAACAAAAATATTCAAACGCTACCATTTGTTCTTCTAATGTTCCGTTAATTGGACCGCGACATTTCCTCCACTCGGATTCGTTTTTTAACTCCCTTAAATCCAAGGTTCACCACCCCAAGGCTGCCAACCAGCATAATTATAAATAGCCATAAACGCTTTAGCGTTTACACTAGGAATATAAAGTTCGGAACAATCATCTAAAATTCCTTGCTGTTGCAACCATCCTTTTTTAGAGAACTGTGACGGTTGACACCAGTAACCATTAATTTGAAACAAACCATAAGACCCACCATTGGGGTCTTTGGGATTATGTGCAACTTGACGGCAGCGTGACTCACGCCACATAATGTAATCAACTTGAAAAATCATTTTACGGTTATCAGAAACACTACGAATAAGATGCTCTCTAGAACCACATTTTAAATCAAGTGTCTTACCAGCCGAAACTGGAGAGACAAATAAAACCGTATACAGTAAAACAAACACAAAAATAATTTTACTCATAAGACCATCCTAGATGACTACTGTCATCAATCGGGGATATTACTTGAACAAAGCCTTAAAAGACTCATGGACCTTTTTAGGGTCATCTGCAAATTCTGGAGACAATTCTAGGTGGTACCAGTCACCATTAGGCGAACCCGCCAAAGTTGCTTTACTATATTTAGACCATCCCTTACGAGTACATTTATAACCCCGACCATACGGCTTAGGGAAATAATCCAGCACCATTTCAACACCCAACGCATCAGCGTTGGCAACAATCATTTCAATAACCTTATTAGCCTCTTGTCGGGACTTACCACGCCAACTCAAGTCCATAGCCCTACCAGTAGAATGAACACTAAGGTATTGAGGTTTTCCTTTAATTGGGCGAACGCCCCAAGTCCCATTATTCCAAAGATTACCCTTAGACAATAGTGAGACATGTTTCACAAAGGCTTCGGTGCCTTTGCGTTTACCTTTGGCTATCCCATCGGATGTGCCAGTATACTTCAAAACTATTCGTCCTCGCTAGGGATGTCGCTAAATAGTGCTTCATCGGTTTTGCGGTTCTCTGAACGCTGAGCAAATTCTCCTAGACCGATAGCAGATAAAACAAATGCTACAACGGATTCCGTTGGAACGGAATCCGAAAATATTGGGGCAAGCAAAGCGACCGCTGCGGAAACAAATGCTGCGGCACGGACAGGGTTGTTGTGGACGAATCCTTTAATCTTTTCCATACTATAGGGTAGTCGTTCCCTAGTGATATATCAGCCAACGGGAGGAGGTGGAGGAAACTCTACCCAAGACAATGTGCTTTCATCCCAGCGATAATCACCTTCAGGTTTAGGTGTTGGTGCTTGCCAATCGTTGTTACTGTCCAGTGACCATGATGCGTGTGGTTGTGATGTAACAAACTCATCACGAACAGGGTCGTATGCGCAACCTATTGCTGCATAATTCTTGCGAATGTTGTTGTTGTAACTCGTTTGAATCCAAGTTCCACCCAACAGGTTATGACACCATTCCGAACCATTTGTTTCGTGTTCATCAGCAACCACAATAACTTGAACAACAATATTGTTTTCATCTATTTGAGCAAAATGAGCCATTACGCAACCACCAAACTAGTAGTACCTGTGCTTGTAAACTCGTGAACAGTGTATGTTGTGGCACCACTTGGTCCAACAGTTTTTGTTCCACCAGTAATTGTATATCCAGCACTAGAGGCAGCAGCCGTTAAATAACGAACAATAACAACGCCAGAACCACCAGCCTGACCATAGTTGCCGAAGTATCCACCACCGCCACCGCCGCCTTTGTTTGCTGCTGGAGTACTTCTTGCATAACCGTAACCATAATAGTCGTTGATATAGATGGCACCACCACCACCGCCGTCAATACCTGCGTTACCGTTAGTGTAGTCTCCACCTGCTGAACCACCGCCACCACGCATGACTGCTGTACCAGTAATATCGTTACTTAATCCAGCACCACCGTTTCCCGCACCACCAGCACCAGTACCGCCAAGACCACCCGATGCAGCAGTAGTGATGGTTGCAAATGTGCTTGTTCCACCAGCACCGTTTGCAGCACCGCCTCCAGCACCAACAATCACAGTGTATGTTCCTGCACCAAGTTCCAAAGGTGCTTCTAAGGAAGCACCATATCCGTTTGTTGCACCAGTAACATTGGTTCGGTAACCACCAGCGTTACCGCCGCCACTATCGCTGCCTCCGTTGCCGCCACCAATAACTAAATATTGGAAAACAATAGGTAATGCACCACCGCCACGCCAATAGCCATCAGCCTGCAAGGTGTTTCCACGGCGACTGCGTGGTGCCAAAGCACCACCGCTAACCGATGTACCACCACTAGTGTTGCGAATAAAACTAGGCATCTAAGATGACCTTACGATGTTATGCGGTTAACATACCCATAAACAACAATGCTGGTGTTAGTCGCAGCATAAGCGGAAATAACTTTTGCGGTAGCATTACCCGCAAGAACCAAACCAGCAACAATCAAATACAAACCATTTTCTGCCTTAACAGTGTATTCAATTTCGTTTGTTCCAGCAGTTACACCACCATATTGAATGGTAAGTTTACGGTCAGTGGTGTCATAGTTGACTGCGTACAGCCAAATTTCATCAAGAACTGATGTGCTGGTTGAACCAGTGTGGATGGTTGGACCAGCCGTACCAGAAGAACCAGAGTTAATCAAGATTCCTGTTCCAGCAGTGTTGCCGCTAAGTGGTATTTTGCTAAAAGTTGCCATATACTATAGAACCGTCCGTTCCCTAAACCAAAATAACTTGCTGTTCAACCGTGTCAAAACGGTCAAAAATCTCTAATTCCAACCATTCATCATGGTTGCCATACTCAAAAATCAGTGCATCAATAAACACTGGGTATTCTTCAGCCCAAAAATTGTTAGCCAAATCAGCCAAAGTGGTGCCAGAAGCACCCTGCAAAACATAATATTCGTATCCCAAAGACCCACGATACATCTGCCCCTCAGGACCTACAGCAACCCAGTGGGCAGCCAACAGGTCACCCAAGGTTGTCCCCGCTGTCGGGTACAAAACTTTTAAAGCCTCATACATAGCATCGTTAGTTGTTGCCATTATCAACCTTTACTGTTTTGGTTTCTAAACGGAAACGCTGCTCACTTGCTGCACCAGCGGCAAGTAACTCTGTTAACTCCTCATCAGACAACTCTGTGACATTGGTCTTATGAGCAACCTCAAGTTGCATAGGAGCCAAACGACCAGTAGCCTGAAGATACAATTTAGCCGAGTTGTTATCACCATCAAGAGCGCGAACAAACAAATTATCCAGCAACTGCTGAGTGCGCTCAGGTGAACCTTGTAGGTCCTCTATTCGGCGCTTCCATTCCTGTTTGAACACAGCCTTGTTTTTCCAGCGGCGTAATGTTGTTTCGTCAACCCCAAGTTGTTTAGCGTATGCGGCTTGACTTGATGGTATACGCCCAGATGCAGGTGTGCATAACCAGTTTAAAAACTGTTCCTGTCTGGTGTCTAGTATTTCTGCCATCTACTATTGTCCTCGCCGTTCCCTGATACGGTTAAATATCACTGTACTTGTATTGTACTTGTATAGGGAACGGGGAACATATAGTATGGGGGGGATAAAGGGGGGGCATAGGAGAAGTGTATCT